GCGACCAGCGGAACGCTTTCTCGTCCAGTTGCTGACATGCTTCTCCGGCTCCGCCTGGTGCCAGTTTTCGCTCTAGGGAGCCCTGGTCTTCAGAGAGTTGTTGCAACAGCTCGGGGCTGATGGTCAGGCGGTCACAGCCGGCCAATTGCTCGATCTGGCCTATGTTGCGGAAGCTCGCACCCATCACTACCGTATCGTAGCCGTTGGCTTTGTAGTAGTTGTATATCCGTGTCACCGACTGCACACCGGGATCTTCGGCTCCGTTGAAGTCTCGACCCTCCGCCTTCTTGTGCCAGTCGTAGATACGCCCGACGAAGGGGGAGATCAGGAAGGCTCCGGCATCGGCGCAGGCAGCAGCCTGTGCGAAGGAGAACAGCAGGGTTAGGTTGGTGCGGACTCCGCTTTTCTCCAGCTGTTCGGCAGCTCGAATGCCTTCCCAGGTGGCGGCTATCTTGATCAGTACGCGTTCCGGACCGATGCCTGCCTTGGCGTAGAGATCGATCAGGCGTTCGGCGCGCTGAATGGTTGCCTGGGTATCGAACGACAGGCGTGCATCCACCTCTGTCGAGATTCGCCCGGGAATCACCTGGAGAATCTCCTGGCCGACCGCGACGGCGAAGCGATCGCAGGCCAATCCCAGGTCGCTCGCGCAGCCCGTGACGGCTCGATCCAGCAGTCCAGCATAGCGGGGGAGAGCGGCTGCCTTGAGCAGTAGCGACGGATTGGTGGTGGCGTCGACTGGTTTGAGGCGGGCGATGGCATCCAGGTCGCCAGTGTCGGCGACCACGGTGGTGAATTGCTTGAGTTGCTCCAGCTTGGATGTCATGGGGCGGTGTCCTTTTTGCGATTTCCTGACCTTACCTGAGGGAAGGGTAGCGCTCAACGGGGGTATGGCAGGTATCTGCATTGGCAGGCAAAGCGAGACTTTGATGTCCGATGCCCAGAAGTGGTTCCATCCTCTGTCGGCAGCGATCAGCGTCCTTCGAGTAGATCCAGCGCTTGATCAAACAGCGCTAGCGGGTTCGCGGCCTTATGTATGTCCACCGACAACAGCTGACGGAAGCGCCTGGCCCCCGGAAAGCCTTGGCTCAAGCCCAGTACATGGCGGGTGATATGGTGCAGGGCGCCGCCTTCGGCCAGATGGTGCTCGATGTAGGGGCGCAGCGGCTCCAATGCGTCGTGTCGGCTGGCCACCGGGGTTGGGCTGCCGAACAGCTCCTGATCGACTCGGGCAAGCAGGTAGGGGTTGTGATAGGCCTCGCGCCCGAGCATCACGCCGTTGAAGGTCAACAGGTGCTCGCGGCATTCCTCGAGAGTCTTGATTCCGCCGTTGAGTATGATTTCCAGATCGGGAAAGTCGCGCTTCAGCTGTTGTGCGATGTCGTAGCGCAGGGGCGGGATCTCGCGGTTCGCCTTCGGAGAGAGCCCCGTCAGAATGGCGATGCGTGCATGCACGATAAGGCTCCGGCAGCCGGCTTCGCTGACCTGTCCGACGAAATCACAGAGCTCGGCATAGGAGTCGCGCCCATCGATGCCGATACGGTGTTTGACGGTCACCGGAATGGACACCGCATCTCGCATGGCTTTCACGCAATCGGCCACCAGGGTCGGATGGCCCATCAGACAGGCGCCTATCATGTTGTTCTGTACCCGGTCGCTGGGGCAGCCCACGTTCAGGTTGATCTCGTCGTAACCCGCACTCTCGACCAGTCGTGCGCAGGCCGCCAGTTCACCCGGGTTGCTGCCGCCCAGCTGCAGGGCCAGCGGATGCTCGGTCTCGTCGTGACGAAGGAAGCGCTGGGCATCGCCATGAAGCAAGGCGCCAGTGGTGATCATCTCCGTATAGAGCAGGGTGTGCTTCGATAGCTGGCGCAAGAAGAATCGGCAGTGTCGGTCGGTCCAATCCATCATCGGCGCAACGCAGAAGCGGCGGGACGGCTCAGGCCGCGTGGTTACTGGGGTTGAGGCTTGATTCTGTGGCATTCTGAGGTGTCTGGTTTTGTGCCGTTTTAGCCCGTTTCAGCTTGTTTTTTTGGTGTCGTTGCTACAATGTAGCAACCCCAAAACGTCATGTAGCAAATGGAAATGGGCACGATCACATCGCGGCGCCGCAAGGACGGCACCACCGGTTATACGGCGCAGATCAGGGTCATGCGCGATGGTGTGCGAGTCTATCAAGAAAGCCAGACTTTCGACCGCAAGCAGGCTGCCCAGGCCTGGATCAAGCGACGGGAAACCGAACTGGCCGAGCCAGGTGCTCTCGATCGAGCCAATCGTAAAGGCGTGACGGTCAAGCAGATGATCGAGCGCTATCTCGACGAGTACGAAAGGATGAAGCCGCTCGGGAAGACCAAGCGCGCTACCCTTAAGGCTATCGGTGAGACGTGGCTGGGCGAAGTCGTAGACCAGGACATCACCAGCCAGATACTCTCCGACTACGCGCGTTGGCGGCTGGAGCCAGTCGGCGGCGGCGTTAAGCCTCAGACAATCGGTAACGACCTGGCTCACCTCGGTGCTGTGCTCGCCGTAGCAAAGCCGGCTTGGGGATACGAGGTCGACCCGCATGCTATAGGGGACGCGCGCAAGGTTCTGCGCCGGATGGGCATGGTTTCTCGTAGCAACGAGCGCGACCGGCGCCCAACCAAGGAGGAGCTGGACCGTCTGCTCGAGCACTTCTTTGAGATGCAGCAGCGTCGGCCGAGTTCGATCAACATGCCGAAGGTCATCGGCTTCGCCCTGTTCTCTACCAGGCGGCAGGAAGAGATTACGCGTATTCGCTGGGATGACCTGGACGAACGCCGGCAGGCGGTGCTGGTACGCGATATGAAGAATCCCGGGCAGAAGCTCGGGAACAATGTCTGGTGTCACCTACCAGATGAGGCCTGGGCCATCCTGAAAAGTATGCCGCGGAGCTTCCCGGTGATATTTCCCTACAATGGCGAATCCATTTCTGCCTCGTGGACCAGAGCCTGTCAGTTCCTGGGGATCGAGGATCTGCATTTCCACGACCTGCGCCATGAGGGTGTAAGCCGACTGTTCGAGATGGATTGGGATATCCCGCGGGTGTCCAGTGTGTCTGGTCACCGCAACTGGAACTCGCTGCGCCGCTATACGCACCTGCATGGGCGGGGAGATCAGTATCGAGACTGGGAGTGGCTAGAGAAGATTATCGCTGCGCCGGTTGATTTGGGCGCCCGGAAAAAGTGAAGGGGCCTGATGGCCCCTTTCTGTTTCAGCTCGCCTTGCGCATTGGGGATCTGCCATGCAGTTTGTCGTTCTCGATGGTAGCCTTCTGATGCTGCGCGTCGAGGTAACGAGCCAAGTCTGTCAGGTAAACACCACGGGCAGCCTTCTGGCTGACCTCCATCCTGACGATGGGCAGATCTATCTCGCCACCCATCACCTTCCTCAAGAACTTCTCTGGCGTCAGATGCCTGAAGTAGTCCTCGCATACTCGATCAAGCGGGATGATCACCTGGCCGTTGTACTGAGCCATCAGCAGGAAAGTGGTATTCATCACGCTGCCTCCTTGTTCTGCTTCCAAGCGCCGACTGCCTCGAATACGCGAGCGGCCTGCTCCTCATCGAGCGATGCTCCGCCGGGGTTGGCTATCCAGCCGTAGCCGACGACGTGCGCTGGATTGCAGGTATTGAGCAGAGCACGGCTGTACTCCTCGATCACGTCGGCTAGTGAGTCGGAGCGGTAGATACCCAGCGGCGCGACCTCTTCCGCTTTGATGTAGCGACTGCCGTCCTGGGCGATACAGAACGCACCGAGGTAGATGACCCAGTGGTGGGCGATATCGCAGACGGCGTCGGCGATATCGCGACCCGGCGGGATACTGGCGGCCTTTTTCCAGTCGATCAGCCCTTGTCTTCCTGCTGGTTCGATATGGACAACGGCGACGTGGTGGCTGCGTAGCGCTGCCCGCATAGCGCGCTCATGGCGAGCGAGTAGGTTGTTCGGTTTGCGCTTGCTCATACCCGCACTCCTTTATAGGTCTTGCTCAGCTCGGCATTGACGGCCTTGCCGCGTAGCAGCAGGGCTTTCGCGAGTTTCCGGCGGTCGTTCTGGCTGTGGGTGGCCTGGCGAAGCTGGCCGAAGTAGCTGTTGGCGGTTTCCCGCAGCTGGTCTGCAGGCGCGGTGGCAACCCGGCGCAGGGCGTTGTCGACGGTGCGGCGACGGGTGATGCGGCGCCAGGGCTTGATGACCTGGCCGACGAAGTCGACGCCGCGACTGACCGGCTGCAGGATGGTCTTGCTGGGATTGAGGCGCACGTGCAAGCGCTCGGCCAGAAAGGACTCGATCTGTTCGCGCCAGGCGTTGAGCTGCTGGGGTGACTCGTGCAGCAGGATGAAGTCGTCCACGTAGCGGATGTAATGCCGGACGCGCAGCTGGTGTTTCACGAACTGGTCGAGGGCATCGAGGTAGACGTTGGCGAAGAACTGCGACGATAGGTTGCCGATCGGAAGGCCGAGGTGGGCCGGCTGACTGGCCAGGCGCTTGTGCTGCGGAACCCGATTGAACAGCCGCTGTGCGCTGCGAAGCTGGTAGTTCTCGCGCGGATCGTGCAGCAGGATCTGCCGGGCCAGTTGCTGCCAGTTCGGCTCTGGGATACGGACCTTGAGCTGTTCGGCCAGCACGCGCTTGTCGATGCTGACGAAGAAGTTGGCCAAGTCGCACTTGAGATAATGCGCAGGCTGGCTCCAGTTCTGCGTGATGCTGCGGATCTTGCCATCCAGGCGCTGTGCGGCGTAGAGCGTGCCGCGGCCCGGGATGCAAGCACAGCTGTCGGCGATGAAGGTACGCTCGATGCGGGCGCCGACGTGGTTATAGAGCATGTGGTGAACGATGCGGTCGCGGAATTCTGCGGCCCATACCTCGCGGGGTTTCGGGTGGGTCACCACGAAACAGATGGAGGTGCCGGGCTGGTAGGTTCCGCTGTTCAGCTCGGTATGCAGTTGCATGAGGTTTTGCTCCAGGTTCAGCTCGAATGCCAAGGCGGAGGTGCTGCTGCGCTTGTTGCGCCGGCAGTCCAGGTACGCCTGCACGAGAGCCTCGAAAGAAAGTCCAGCATGGGAAGAGCCGGTTGAAGCTGCGGACGGCCCGCGCGCGGTTCTCGTTGTCCTTGTGGTCGTTGTTCTGGTCGCCATCGTCGAAGTTCTGAATCCACGCGTTGTTCGGGCTGTACTGCGCTAAGTCGTGCTATTCACATCGCACCACCGAAGGCCTGGGCCGATCAGTGGTGAAATTGCGCGGGGCCTGTCCGGCCGACGCCGGATGGTTCCCCTGGTTCGCATGGCGGTGGCCGGGTAGGCCAGCGGCACGACCAGATTCAAAGTCGCACTGGCCTGGGCGCCGTGACGCTCAGGCAGCAGGCGTTGCGGCTGCATACTTTTTCCACCCAGTGGCCTGCTTGCCTATCGAGTCGGTGATCTCGATTGATCTGGCGAACTGGCTGGTGCTGATGAGGCGCTTGTCTACGCAAAGCCGCAGCATCAGCTCGATGATCTGGATGCGCTCCAGGATCTGCTGGATGTGCGGTACCCGGTCGTTTCCCGTCGCGACGTTAGCGCGGAAGATCAGGACGCAGACATCGATGCACTCCACCAGCACCTTCTCACCGAGCGTCCGCTTGAAGTCCCGCGGCATGTTCTTTGTGAGATCGGCCGCCAGGCTGGCGAGATCGCTGGCCAGCTTGTAGATCGGCAGGTGTTGGGCTATGGCCATGCTGGAAACTCGCGAAGCGCGGGCTGCGCCCGCGCCCCCAAAGGGTTAAAGGGCTGAAGTGGTGAGCACTCTGCGGACGGCCCGCGCGCGGTACTCGATGCCCTTGTGGCCGTAGTACTGGTCGCCATCGTCGAAGCCCTGAATCCACGCGCTGCTCGGGCTGTACTGCGTACTGCTCCAGTACCAGGCGTCCTCGAACAGCTCGGGCACATTGATCCAGCACAGCCGTAGCTCCCGGCGGGCCGGCAGATAGAAGTCGTGATAGCCGTCGATCTGCAGCCCGGCTGCCCACTGCGCCGCGGGATGGTCATGGGGGGAGTCGAGCAGGGCCCGGGTATTGGCCAGGCCATCGAGTGAACTGGTGGCGCCGGACTCTTCCTGACTGGCCGAGCCCCAGACGATGTCCTCGATGCTGCCGGCCAGGTCTGCTGCGACGATCAGGTGGTAATCCGGGCCGCCGTTCTCGCCGCGCATCAGGCCGGCATAGATGCCGCCTTGCTCCGGCCAGAACTGGCCAATCGCCGGCGGACAAATCGAGTTTCGGGCGACCAGCTCGCCGGAGGTCAGCTCTACCGTGCAGGCCAGACCGGCTTCCTGCTCCAGTACCTGACGGGCCAAGGCCGCATTGGTGGTTTTTAGCGAGGTGCTGCCGATATCCAAGGTGATGTGTTGCATGTTCAAGCCCTCAAAATTTGGAGCGTCCCCGCGCTGCGCGCGGGGCATGAAATAGGTGAAAGGATTAAGGGGTAACCTTGAATCTGCGGACGGCCCGCGCGCGGTACTCGCCGCCCTTGTGGACGTCGTGCTGGTCGCCATCGGCGAAGTCCTGAATCCACGCGTTGGTCGGGCTGTACTGCGTGCTGCTCCAGTACCACTCGGGCGAGAGGGCCTCGCCGGCGCCGTCTTGGAATGCAGCGGCTGCAGTCTGTGCAGGCACTTCCTCGGTATACGGATAGCCGGGCGGCACGCTGCTGGGGTTATCGCCGGCGCGCCAGGTGTAATTGCTGGCTGTGGTGGGCTTGAGGTTGCGGTAGAGGATCTCCAGCTCGTCTCGGCTGGGCAGGTACCAGTCGGTGAATCCGCTGATCTCCAGAGCGAGCATCCAGCGAGCCAGATCGCTTCCGGCATCGGCCATGGCCTGGGTATTGGCCATCCCGTCGTTATAGCTGCGTGCAGAGATATCCAACCCACGCGGGCCCCACGCGGCCTCCTCGAGTTCGCCTTGGGCGCGTGGGGAGACGATCAGGGCGTAGGTATCGCCGTTCAGGTAAAACAGGCCGGCGAAGAAGCCGCCCTCAAACGGGGTGCCGATGGCGGGAAGCGATGCGGTGATAGTGGCGTTGTTCATGCTGCAGCCTCCAGCTGTACGGATTCGGTGGTGGGGATGATTCGGTCTGCCAGGTCGCGAGCGATGGCGGCGCCGCGCTTCATGTTGTCGGCGGCAACCGTGGCGCCGACGTTATTGCAGGTGGTGGCAGCCACCTCCAACTGAGCGGCGAAGGCGCGCAGGGTGGTGGCGTCCTCGGCGCTCAGAGCGCGGCGTTCGGCGTCGGCGAGGCGCTGGTCGGCGTCGTGGACGGCCTGTTCCAGTGCCTGGCGGGCTTCGTTACGTTCGCGCTCACGGGCGGCTCGCAGCTTGAGGAGGTCGACGGTCTGGTTGTCGATCTGGCGTTGCAGGGCGGTGATCGTGCCCTGCTGGCTCTCGGCGCCGGCCGAGTAGCCGATGGCGTAGGAGCGATCCTTGGCGCTGGAGAGTTTCTGCAACAGAACCGCGTATGCAAGGCTTCCGATCAGGACCATGGCCCCGACGATGATGTAGGTGTTCATGCTGTGTCTCCCTGAGCCCGCCGCCGGGTGCTGTGGTGAGTGACGGCGGCGGGCTAGTGGTGGCGGTTAGTTGCCGGGGTTGAAGGTGCCGATGGTCAGCGGCACAAGCCCGCCGACCTCAGCCTCGAGCACGCTCTTGAACTGGCGGGCGAACTCTTCGCGCTGGGCCTCTTCGCCGACCCAGCGCAGCTTGAGCACCGGGGTATCGGAGCCAGTCAGTACGGAAAGGCGCAGGTCGATGGTGGCGGACTGCAGGCCTTCGAACGGCACGGTGGTGAATTGGAACTGGGTCGGCAGGGTTTCCTGGCTGCGGGCCTCGATCTCGTCCATGGCGCTGCGGGAGGCGCTGAAATCGCCGACGGTACTGTCGCGCTGGCTGCTGGACTTGATGGTCATCTTGCGGATGCCGGCGATGGCCAGGGCGATGTTCAGTGGCTGGTCGCCAGCAAACGCCTGGACGTTCGGTGCCCAGTCCTCCAGCCATTCGGCCAGCGCCTGCTGGCTGAGGCCTTTCCCGATAACCTTCTGCAGGGCGGTATAGGCAGCGGTGGGTTTGAGGGTGAGAGTGGCCTTGTCGTCGGCATGGCCTGGAGTTGCCACGTTGCCCAGGTTGAAGATCACAGTCGCGGACATGGCGTCCTGATCGATGAACCCGCCGGCGGTTTGCTGCTCGGTGGTGTGACGCTCCACGTATTTGGTGAAGTCGGCCAGGCTGTGGGTGTCCAGCTCGCCGCGAAAGCGGGAGCGTCCGGCCTGGTAGTGCTCCATGTTGGCCAGCTTCACGCTCGAAGGCAGAACGGCGACCGGCGTGTTGGTCTCAGGCATCTTGCTATGGGCCAGAGCGGCGTTATCGATGATGAGCTGGATGGCTTCTTGGGTCAGCGACATGCTGATGGTTCCTTGTGGTGAGTGATTTTTCAGGGGTTAAACGGACTGCGGCACGACCGGCGCTTGTTCGCGGTTGAACAGCTGGGCGGTCGGATCGGTCTGGAACAGCTCCAGGCCGTTGGCGGTGACGTACATGGGCGTGTCGAGGGCGGTGTCCTCGCTCTTGCTGCCGCGCTTGGTGGGCACGGTGTAGTTGAGCTTGTGGTTGATCTTCACCTGGTTGCTCTCGCCGATTTGGCTCAGCTCCAGGGTGATGATCACCTTGCCCTTCTTGCTGTAGTCGACGACTCCGGCGGCGACGTCGGACAGCGCCCGGCCCAGTTGCTGGGCGAATACGCCGGCGTTGAGCGAGTTGAGGAACTCGTTGGTATCGGTGGGTTTCATCTGCTGTGTCTCCCGTTTGGGTTATGCCGCCTGGTTGGCAGCGGGTGTGGTGAGTGGTTGGTTGTTCGGTGCCTGTGCATCGAGCCAGGCGGCCAGGTCGTACAGGTAGACGACTGGCGGCGCTTTGCGGCTGGAGTGCAGGCGGGTGTAGCGCAGGCTGATTTCCCTGGAGCGGATCAGCGCCATCAGGTGATCGACGCTCTGGATGTGCGGTAGGTACTCGGCCATCACATCCGCCAGCGGCAGGCAGGGCCTGTCGTAGCGGCGCAGCAACTGCTGGTAGGTCGTGCTCATGCGCAGGCCTCGCTGGATTGCTCCCCGCACCCCTCGGCAGGGCGTGCGCCCTGGGAGTGGACCGGGATGCCGAGCTGCTGGGCCAGCCAGCCGATGCCGCGCTCGGTAACCATGACCACGCCGTAGTGGCTCCAACTGCGGATGCTTTGGTTCCAACGGCTGCGGTTCTGCACGAACAGGTAGCCGCGGTCGCGGTGAGCGCAGGCCAGATCGCCGGCGGAGTTGAGAATCCCCAGCTCGCGCAGACGGGCGCGCAGCTTGCGTGGGCCCAGGCCGAGTACGGCGGCGGTGGCGTCGAGGTTGCGGTTCATGGCGACGACCTCAAGCGGCCTTGCGCAGCTGGCGGCAGATGATTCCGCCGATGATGGCGCGCAGCACGGCGTGGAGCGTCTCGATGTCCGCGTCGTTGCTGATCTCGATGTCGCCGCCGTGGATGGCGATGCCGTGCTCGCTGCTGTGGCTGGCGACCTGGGGCGCGTCCGGGCGGTGGATGTGCAGGATTACTCCGCCGCGGGCGCGCACCCAGGCGGCCTCATTCTCGAAACGCACGTCACTGATGACGTAGCCGTTGAAGGCATGGGGGAGAGCGTCCTCGATGTGCGCCAGACGGCGTTCCGCCACGCGCAGCCAGAAGTCGCGCCCGCCGTGCTGGCGGCCCCATTCCGTGCCCAAGGTCTGCATCAGCTGGCGGGGGCTGAGGCCGATGTCGGTCAGCGCCTCCTCCTTCAGATCGCCCTCCAGCTCGCGGTCGCTGAGGTTCAGCATACCGCGCAGGGCTTCCTTCAGCGGCTGGGCGAATGCGTACTGAGCGAAGCCGAACTGCTGTTCGATGTAGGTGGCGGCGGTGCTCTTGCCACTACGGGCGGGGCCGGCGAGGCCGATGAGGATCTTGCGGCTCATGCTGCATCGCCTCCCCAGGGGCCGAAGTCATCGGTGGGGCGGGCGAGCGTCGGTGCCTTGCGGCTTTTGCCGGTGATTACCAGCAGGCCAGTGCGGGCCTGGATGCTGCGGATGGTGTTGGGGCTGGAGGCGCAGGCCGGGTGCAGGTACACCGGGCAGCGGGGAGATTGCTGTGTCTGTTGCATGGCCGTTCCCTGTGGTGAGTGGGTACGGTCATAAAATTAGTATCACTTATCTTATAAGTCAACAGTATCACTTATAAAATAAGTTCGTTCCTAATGAAGGGCATAAAAAAGGCCGCGTGGGCGGCCTTGGTTTGGGTATAGGTGGTGCTCAAAGAAGCACGGAGTACCAGAAAACTCTACCTATGACTCGGATCTTGTCTTTGACGTACTCGGCATCATATCGCTCATCTGGATGCTCATCGATGTTGTAGCTGCGAAGACGTAGCCCACCGCCAGGCAGGCGATACAGGATTTTTACCCGGAGTTGCCCGTCATGCTCGATGGCATACATTTGGCCGTCCTGCACTTGGGTGGATGATTTATCCACGCCAACCGTGCTACCGCTCGGAAGGACTGGCTCCATGCTGTTGCCGTAAACCGTCGCGCAGGCTGCTGAGTCAGGTGCAATGCCTTTCTTCTGGAGCGTCCGCTTACCGAATCGGAGCTTTCTTCCATGGGTTTCGAGCATTACTTCTGATCCCTTACCGGCGGATAGTTCTACTTCTTTGAAGAAGGGCAGCTCTACCTCGTCATCGCCGAGTGGGGTCTCGTCATCCCATACCTCGCATGGGGTAAGGTCCAGAGATGTTTCCGCCTTGGGTTCAAGGGCGTAGTGGCCTTGGCTCCCTTCTCTGAGTGTTAGGTTACCGTCTCGTTTCTCTTTTGTGTCAACGATTGCAGCCAGGCGCGGGCTAACCTCCTCAAGACTAAAGTCGAGGATGGTCGCAAATTTCATCAGTGCCGGAAGATTCAGGGGGATCTTGCCGTTTAGGTATTGGCTGACGGTGCTCTGACCAGACCATTCGCAAGCGTCTGCGATTTTTTCCTGGGTCAAGCTGCGATCTACCTTCTTTCTCTGACGGTAGATTGCCATCAACTTGGCGGCTTCTTCGGCGACGTAATCGGGTTCTGTGCTCATGGTGCGCAATCTATAAGGGCCGCTTATTTCTTTCAAACAGTGCCACTAATATCTGCTTGCGTATTTTTAGAAGTAACACTAATATTCTTGGCGTTGACCCATCGAGGATATGAGTGATGGACGAGGTCTTTGGCAAGAAGCTTGCCGAGTTTGCTAAGGGAAGGACTCAGCCTGAGTTAGCTGATCTATTCGGCGTCTCTCAGAGCGCTGTCTCCCAGATGATGAAGTCGGGCCGTGATATCCGTGTCCGGCCGCTGCCCGATGGATCATTCGAGGCATTTGAAATTCGCCCGATTGGTGCGAAGAAAAAGGCTGCATAACAGAGCCATCACCACTCACCAGATGGCTCTGGAATAGGGGCCGGGATCAGGATCACTCACCACAAGTACCTCCTGATCCCGGCGGGGGTGTCGCCGGTTCACTCACCACAAGCTCCGGCGACGAGCGCCGCTGCGAGACACAGCAGTCGGTAACAACGGCGCAGGCATAGGGTAGGGCAGCCGCCCGCTCTATGGCTACGCCGAATCAGGGAAATTTTCGGTTATGGCACGTGATCTATTGCCGGACGCTGGTCCGGTTCTCACGGTCCGGGAGGCGCTGTATCGCGCCGGCCAGGACTACTCCAGGGGGCTCAAGGGCCTCGCCTACAACATGGGGCTCGAGTACGACGCCCTGCAGAAGAAACTCCACATCGACAACGCCTCGCGCTACCCGACGCCGGAAGAGCTGGAAGAGGTCGTTCGGCTGACGCGCGACCCGCGCCTACTGGCGGCCCTGGTCCGTCCGGCCGGCGCGGTGGCCTTCATTCCGACGCCGGTACCGGCCGCTCCGGATGCGCTGCAGGAGCTGGGAAAATTGTTGCAAGCCGAGGGAGAGTTCGTCGGCAGCCTGCACCAGGGCGCCGCCGACTCCCGCTGGGAACGGCACGAGGTCGATCTGCTCCGCCATCACGCGCATCGGGTGATCGGGAAGATCCTCGGAATCGTGGCCGGGGCTGAGCTGGCGATGGAAGCGTATGTGCAGGGCGAGGAGGTGAGCCATGGCTGATGTCGTTGACCAGGCGAACGATCACGCCGATTACCTGCTCCAGTTGGCCCTGGCCAAGCGGCCGGCGGCGTCGACGATCAGTCTGCAGTTCTGCGAGGACTGCGGCGAGGAGATCCCGGCGGCGCGCCGGGCACGGGTGCAGGGTTGCGTGACCTGCGTGGATTGTCAGGAGTTGCGGGAGATGCGTCGTGGCTGATCATCTTCCTCTCGCTGTGCACGATCTACCGGGCCTGCTGGCCTACATTCCTGCTGACAGCCGTGAGATCTGGCTGCAGGTCGGCATGGGGATCAAGGCCGAATTCGGCGCAGACGGCTTCGATGTCTGGGATACCTGGAGCCAGTCGGGTGCTGGTTATAACCCGGATGATGCCAGGACCGTGTGGCGCTCGTTCCGCAAGACCGGTACCGGGATGGGGACCGTGATCAAGATGGCCCTGGATAACGGCTGGAAGCCGGAACGGACCGAGATGAGCGCCGAGGACAAGCGTCGCTTCGCTGCCGAGCAGGAGGCCCGACGTAAGGCGCGGCAGGCCGAGATCGAGGCGGACGAGGCTCGCTTGGCGGTGATGCGCGAGGCCGTATCCGGCGCCTGCCAGATGATCTGGGACAAGCATTGCAAGCCGACTGGCGAGAGCCCGTATCTGGAGCGCAAGCAGGTCGGGGCGTTCGGCATCGGGTTCTTCCATTACACCGTGCTGCTGAGCATCGATGATGCACGGCAGCGCTGCGATGTGTGGGTGGGTAGCGAGACGCGTAGCTTCTTCAACAGCCTACCCAAGCCGCGACCGGATTCGATCTCCTTCCTGATGTTCAAGCGCGGCAGCATCGCGGTGCCGCTGTGCGACAGCGAGGGCCGGCTGTGGAGCCTGCAGGCGATCAACGAGCAGGGCACCAAGCTGTTTCCCAAGTACGGCCGCAAGTCGGGCTGTTTCCATCTTCTCGGCGACATGGCCGCCCCCGACCGGGTGTTGGCGATTGCTGAGGGGTATGCCACGGCGGCCAGCGTGCACATGGCGTTGGGCTGCCCGGTAGCGGTGGCGATCGATGCGGGCAATCTGCTGGCGGTGGCCAGGGCGTTGCGGGGCTGGTATCCGGAGCGCCGGTTGCTCATCTGCGGCGATGATGACCCGACCGTGACGGAGAACCCGGGCCGGACGAAGGCCGAGGCGGCCGCCCGCGAGGTGGGTGCCGTGGTGGCCTTCCCGGTGATGCCAGGGGAGGCAGCGTAATGGCTGACTGGAATGATCTGCATACGGCTTGGGGCATCGAGGCCGTCAGGGAGCAGCTGACGGCTGCTCAGCAGCAGGCGCCGGCCGAGTGTGCGCTGGATGACTTGCAGGAGTGGGCCGAGGCTGATCTTCCCCATGCCCCATCTGAGGCTGAGCCCGCCGCGGCTGTCAGCTCCTCCGATACCGGGGGGCAGGGGGAGGGAATGACCAGTACGGAAGTACAGCGGCGCTTTGCGCTGGTCGAGGGGACTACCCATGTCTGGGATAACGACCGCAATGCGGTGATGAAGAAGTCGGCGTTCGAGTTGCTGGTGGGCAAGGCGCTGGCGAAGGGCTGGTATGACAACACCGGCAAGCGGACCGTTTCCTCGGATTGGGTGCGCGGGGTGGAGCAGGCCCGGCGCATGGCAGCGAAGAAGGGTGGGGCGCTGTCGATGCAGCCGCTCGAGCGGTATGTGTATATCGATGGCACCAAGGATGTCTGGGACATGCAAAAGAAGCGGCGGATCGCCGAGGGCGCAGTGAAGATGGCCCTGGGGGATGCCTATTCGCTGTGGCTGAACAGTCCGGAACGCAAGGTGGTCGACGTGGATCACATCGTGTTCGATCCGACCCAGACCAAGGACCCGAGCCTGTACATCAACACGTTCGAGGGATTGCCTCTGGAGCCGAAGCGGGACGATGGGAAGTGCGCGAACCTGCGCTGGCTACTGCCGTTCCTGTGCAACGAGGACCCCGAGGCCACGCTGTGGCTGACGCGCTGGCTGGCGTACCCGCTGCAGCACCTGGGCGCCAAAATGGATACCGCGGTGCTGATGCACTCGATCATGGAGGGATCGGGCAAGAGCTGGCTGTTCTCGGATGTGATGGGCGGGATTTACGGGCAGTACGCGGCGACCGTCGGCCAGACGCAGCTGGAGAGCAACTTCAATGCCTGGCAGAGCCGCAAGCTGTGGGCGGTGTTCGAGGAGGTGGTCAGCCGCGACCAGCGGTACAACCAGGTGGGCAAGATCAAGCATCTGATCACCGGGAAGACGGTGCGCATGGAGTCGAAGTTCATCAATGGTTGGGAAGAGGCCAACCACATGAATGCGGTATTCCTCTCCAACGAGATTCTGCCGTGGCCGATCAGCGAGAACGACCGGCGCCTGCTGGTGGTGTGGCCGCTGGAGACACTGCCCGAGGCACGGCAGAAGGCTATCGAGGCGGAGCTCAATAACGGCGGGCTGGAGGCGTTCTACGCCTGGCTGCTGTCCGTCGACCTGGGAGACTTCAATCAGCGAACGCGGCCGCCGAAGACGGAGGCGCGGGAGCGGTTGGTGGCGCTGAGCCGGGCCAGTTGGCAGACCTTCCTGACCCTATGGCGTATCGGTGAGCTTGGTTCCGATATGTGGGGGGCCTGCCTGTCGAGCGATCTGTATGCGCTGTTCCTGGAGTGGTGCCATCACAACAAAGAGCACAGCCTGAGCCATACGAAGTTCTCGCTGTTCCTGTCCGCCGAGGTGGAGAAGACCCGCGCGATTCCCTGGACCGATGGCAACTGTCGGCGCTTCGGTGCGTTCTTCTTCCCGAGCGATCCTGCGGCTTCCCGGCCCCCATCACTGCAGGCGGCGAAGCTCGGCCAGATGGTGGGAGAGTGGCGTGCCAAGGCTCGGTTGGCGGGCTGGAACGTGGACGATTGGGACCACGTTAAGGTGCGTGCAGCATGAGAACGGCCGAATGTGTGTTGGGTGTGTTGGGTTCGTGTCGGGTTGGTTTTGGCAACCTCACACAGCTGGAGCCCTTGTTTGGCGCTGGTTTTATGGAGTTGTGTCGGGTGTGTTGGGTTTACGTGCGCGCACGCGTGCATAGGTTTGATTTTCAGCAGATAGGCAGGAGTTTTAAATATTCCTACGCGAGCACTGAAAAACCCAACACACCCAACACACCCAACGAAGCATTAAGCAATGCATTGAATTTAAAGGCTTCTAGGTGTGTTGGGTTTGTGTCGGGTAGCGGGTTTTTGTGTCGGGTTGCGGTTTGGGGGTGGAAATGATCGAGGCGATGGAGAGTTTGCTGCAGCACTGGGCGGAGTGCGTGCGCGGTGGTCTGCATACGGGCGGGTACCGCTCCCCTCTGGCAGCCGCTATGGAGCATGGCGGGCTGATCATCCAGACCGGGCGGCGTGGAACAGTCGGCCTGGGCGGCGGCAGTGACATGGCGGCGGAGGAGGTGGACGCCGCCCTGGCGGCGATCAAGCGCCGCGGGATGGCGGAGGACGAGAAGCTGGCCACGGCCTGGCGTAAGGTGGGGCACTCCACCACGCCGCCGTTCTGCCTGAACACCCAGTTGGTGAAGCTGGCCCGGGTGCGCTACCTGACCGAGCCGATGCCGACGGTGGAGCAGCAGTGCCGGCGGTTGAAGATCGGCAGTGCCAGGACCTATCAGAATCGGGTGCATCGGCTGCATGAGCTGGTCCAGGCCGAGCTGGTCCTGCGGAAGCAGCAGCGGGCGGCGTGACCGTTCGTCGTGGCGGTTTCTAGGATAGAGACAGGATAAGGGGAGGATTAGCGCAGGATTGGAGAGTGTCGAAAATGGCCCCTTTTCGGCATGGCACTTCGGGGGTACAAAGTCGCTATCTGGTTAGTTCTGCATCTGCAGAGCGTAGCCGAACCGAGCCTGTTCCTGCTGTGTCAGGCCGACCGGGTCCCCTGCCGGTCACCCCAACGCCCGCTCTTGCGGGCGTTGCCCTTTCTGGAGGCTGAGCGATTGGCTTGGCTGATTCTCCGCCGCTTTCGAAGTGGAGCCGTTACCCGCCGCGTGCGGGCCTTTTTATTCCTGCGGTCCTGCCCCCGGCGATGATGGGGCGCGGGCCGGCTATTCGCCCGAGAGGGCTATCGAGCATGCAGACAATGACTGAACCCGCCTCGACCGCTGCTGGCGGTATCGCCTTGTACAAGCTCGGCGTCCTCGCCGCTATCGGTTCCGCCGTGGTGGCGTTCGTCGTGATGGCGATGACGACCCCGCGCACGACGCGCGAGTTCATCGTGGCGATGATCTGCACGATCGTCTCCAGCATCTGCGGCGGTGCCGGGGTGGTGCGCTGGTTCGATCTGACCAGCTGGGTACTGGACGACATCGGCATGGTGGCCGTCGGAGGAATCATCTTCGCCTGCGGGTTGCCGGCCTGGGTGATCGTGCGGGCCTGGTTCAACTGGAGCGAGGCGCGCCGGTCGGTACCGCTGCCGGAGATGGTCAAGGAGTTCCGGGATGAGACGGGGATGTGAGTCTGGCCGCGGTGATCGGCGTGGTTCTGCTGCCTACCGTGGCTACGGCCATCGCTGGCGGTTGGCGCGCGAGGATCATCTGCGGCGCCATCCCGAGTGTGTGATGTGCGGCATCAAGGCCGGTCCGCTCCAGCCGTTCGTGGTCGACCATAAGGTGGCGCCCCGGCTCGGGGAGGCGAAGGCGAGCGGCGATCCCCAGCGGATAGCCGATGCCTGGCGGCTGTTCTGGGACCGGAGCAACTGGCAGTCCCTCTGCAAGCCGTGCCACGACTCGACCAAGCAGCGACTGGAGAAGTCGGGCCGGCTGGCCGGCTGCGCCGCCGATGGTCGCCCGCTCGATCCGCGCCACCACTGGAACACCCCCAGGGGGGGTTAAAAACTTCGGCCCTCCCGCTACTGAGACCGCCCTGTCCCCTCTGTTCGCAACGCCGGGAAAAATGGGCTATGGGGGGAGTGACGAAGTTTTACCAGACACAGGAGGTTTAGATGGCTGGTAATGGAAACTCGGGCCGCTCAAGACTGCCGGCTGCCGTGCATGTCCTGCGCGGCAACCCGAGCAAGCTGAACATGGCTGAATTGTATGAGCAGATACGCGAACCCTGTATTCCAGTTAAAGCACCGCCGAAGCCTGCTGCGCTCAAAGGAGTCGCATCTGAGGAGTGGGATCGAGCTGTTGAGGCGCTGCTGGCCCTGGGATGGATCAGCGAGAACGATGGTGCCTCCCTGGCAACCTACTGCATGGCGTATGCGCGCTGGCTGAAGTTGGAAGAGGAGATTGCCAGGCTGAACCATGCCTCCCCGGATGGTCTCGGCGGCGAGTTACAGACCTTTCCGAACGGGACTCGGCAGGAGAGTCCGCTGCGCACTATGGCTAGGGCTGCAGCAAAGGATCTCAACCAGGCTGGAGCACTATTTGGCTTCTCACCAGTAGCTCGCCGGGCGATGAAGGCGATGAGCACCCCGCCGCAAGGAGAGTTGATCCCCAATGTCCCAAGAGACGCCGCAGATCGATACTTCTCCTGACCGCGTCACCGCCTTCGCCCAGGCCGCACTGGCCGGCGAGCTCGTCGCCGGGCCCGATGTGCGCAACGCCTGCCGCCGCCACCTACGCGACCGGGAGACCGGCGCCCTGCGCGGTCTGGTCTGGGATCAGGCCGCCGCCGACCGCGCCATCGGCTTCTTCGAGGACGTGCTCTGCCTCAACGGCGGCGACTACGAGGGCGAGCCGTTTCTCCTCGCGCCCTGGCAGGCCTTCGTCGTCGGCAGCCTGTTTGGCTGGTACACCGACGACGGCTACCGGCGCTTCCGCACCGCCTACATCGAAACCGGCAAGGGCTCCGGCAAGTCGCCGCTGGTCGCCGGCATCGGCCTGTACGGACTGGTCGCCGATGGCGAACAGCGTGCCGAGGTGTACGCCGCGGCGACCAAAAAAGACCAGGCCATGATCCTGTTCCGCGATGCGGTGTCGATGGTCGACATGTCCCCGGCGCTGAGTACCCGGCTGTTGCAGTCGGGACGAGACGATAAAGTCTGGAACCTATTCTACCCGAACACCAACAGCTTCTTCCGGCCGATCAGCTCGGACGAAGGCCAGTCCGGCCCGCGCCCGCACATCGGCCTGCTCGACGAGGTGCACGAGCACAAGACCGCCACCGTGGTGAACATGATGCGCGCCGGCACCAAGAACCGCCGGCGTGCGCTGATCGTGATGATCACCAACAGCGGCTCCGACAAGAACAGCGTCGCCGGCCAGTACCACGACCTCGGCAAGCGCGTGTGCGCAGGCCTTGAGGACAACGACACCCTGTTCGCCTTCATCTGCTCCCTGGACGAAGGCGACGACCCGTTCACCGACGAGGCGTGCTGGGCGAAGGCCAACCCCTCGCTGGACTGGATTCCCGAAGGCAAGAGCGACGGCATCCCCGGCCGCAAGTACCTGCGCGAACAGGTGGCGGAGGCCCGCGGCCTGCCGGCGAAAGAGGCGGTGATTCGCCGCCTCAACTTCTGCCAGTGGACCCAGGCGGACAACCCCTGGATCAGTTGGGACATCTGGAGCGCCGCCGACGAGCGCGTACCCATGCGGGTACTGCGCAACCGCCCGGCGGTGGCCGGGCTCGACCTCTCCAGTACCACCGACCTGACGGCCTTCGTGCTGCTGTTCTACCCGACGGCCGCCGACCCGTACTGGCGACTGCTGCCGTACTTCTGGATTCCCGATCACCAGCTTGAGGAGCGCGAGCGCCGGGACAAGGTGCCTTATGCCGTCTGGATCAAGGAGCGGCATCTGGAGACCACCCCGGGCCGGGCGATCAGCAAGCTGCATGTCCTGCGCCGGCTGCAGACCATCTGCGATCACTTCGACGTGCGGCAGATCGCCTACGACCGCTGGCGGATCGAGGACCTGCGCGAGCTAATGAGCGAGCACGGCATCTCCCTGCCGGAGATGGTCGGCTTCGGCCAGGGCTTCAAGGACATGGGGCCGGCCGTCGACGAGTTCGAGCGGCGCCTGCTGGGCCAGCCGGCGGAGCACGAAACCCTCGATCTTGGCCCGGACGACTACCAACTGGTGGCCAGCGAGACCCCGGAAATCGAAACCCTGCGCCATGACGGCAACCCGGTGCTCACCTGGTGCGCCGGCAACGCGATCACCGCTTCCGACCCGGCGGGCAACCGCAAGGTCGACAAGGCCAAGGCCATCGGCCGCATCGACGGCATCGTCGCCGCCATCATGGCCACCGGCATCAGCGTCGGTGGGCTCGGTGACGGCGGTACCTCCATTTACGACGAAGGCGTGGGCATATGAAGACCCTGCAACTGCTGTCCTGGCTGACCGGCCTCGCCGGCTTCGGCCTGCTGGTCGCCGGTGTGGCCCAGCTTAACGTCCCGGCCGCCTACATCGTCGCCGGCGCCGGCCTGCTCGCCTGGGCGCGCCTGGCCGACCAAGCGGCCTCCCAGCTCGCCCAGCGCGCAGGAGGTTGACCATGTTCTTCTCCAGCCTACTCGGCGGGCAGGGTAACGTGAGCGCCGGCACCACCGGCTTCTGGCGCGGCCTGATCGGCAGCGGCCGCAATAGCGCCGGCGTGCGGGTCACTCCGGAAACCGCCCTGGGCCTGCCGATCCTGCAGAACTGCGTCACCCTGCTGGCCGAGAGTGTCGCCCAGCTGCCGCTGGAGCTTTACCGCCGCCAGGACAAAGGCCAGCGCGAAGCGGCCATCAACCATCCGCTGTACGACGTGCTGCGCTACCAGCCCAACGGTTTCCAGACGCCCTATGAGCTGCGCGAGTGTGGTCAGATGGCGCTGGGGCTGCGCGGCAACGCCTACAGCCTCATCGAGCGGCGTGCCGACGGCAATGTCATCGCCCTTTGGCCACTGCTCAACGACAAGGTGCAGGTCTACAAAGGGCCCGACCTGCTGCCGTACTACCAGGTCAGCAGCGCTGCCGAGCGCCTGCCCATGCGCATGGTGCACCACGTCCGCTGGCATACCGCCAACCATTATGCCGGCCTGTCTCCCATCGAGCTGCATGCCGAAGCGGTCGGCCTGGCCCAGGCGGTGCGGCAGTACACCGGCAAGTCGTTCGCCAACGGCGCGACCGTTTCCGGCGTGATCGAGCGCCCGCGCGAGGCGGCGCCGATCAAGGACCAGGTCACGATCGACCGCATCCTCGACCAGTGGGGCAGCAAGTACAGCGGCATGGACAACGCCAAGAAGGTGGCGATGCTGCAGGAGGGCATGACCTTTAAGCCCATCTCCATGAGCAACGTGGATGCCGACATCGTCAACATCCTCAAGCTCAGCGGCGCCGACGTGGCGCGGATCTACAAGATCCCGCTGCCTATGGTCAACGACCTGGACCAGGCCAACTACAACACCACCGAGCAATTGCTGATCCAGTTCGTGGTGTTCGGCCTGCTGCCCTGGCTCAAGCGCCATGAGCAATCGATGATGCGCGATTTTCTGCTGCCGCAGGACCGCCGCGACTACTTCATCGAGTTCAACCTGTCCGGCCTGCTGCGCGGCGACCAGAAGAGCCGCTACGAGGCCTACGCCATCGGCCGCCAGTGGGGCTGGCTGAGCGTCAACGACATCCGCCGGCTGGAGAACATGCCGCCGGTACCGGGCGGCGACATCTACCTGCAGCCGCTGAACATGATCGATGCCGGCAAGGGTGCCCCCGATCTGACCAACCCCAATACGCGGGCGCAGCTTGAGCTGCAGCAGCGTGAAATCGAGAGGATCTTGTCGCAATGAGACAATACCTGCGAGCGTCCAGCCTGCTGTTCAACCAGCCGCTGCTGGTCGCGCCCGACATGCTCGACCTGGGCGTCCGTTGGGCCAACCGGGCGATGAACCTGAATATCGTCAACATCGGGGCGGGCGCCGCCCGGCTAATGGAGGACGACGACTATACCGAGCGCCTGGCGGTCGCTGACAGCCAACGGCGCAATGCCGTCGCCCAGACCGGGATCGAGGTGGTACCCGTGCATGGTGTGCTGGTCAGCCGAGGCAGCCATATCAACGCCTGCGAAACCATGACCAGTTACGAGGACCTTCGGCAGCAGCTCCGGGCCGCCGTCGCCGATCCGCTGGTCGAGCACATCGTGCTGGACATCGACAGCCCCGGCGGCGCGGCCGTCGGCGCCTTCGAGCTGGCCGCCGATATCCGCGCCATGAGCCAGCAGAAGCCGATCACCGGCATCGTCAACTACATGGCCTACAGCGGCGGCTATCTGATCGGCAGCGCCTGCAGCGAACTGGTAGTCAGCCAGACCAGCGGCGTCGGCTCCATCGGCGTCATCGCCAGCCACATGGACCGCTCCCAGATGGAAGCCAACATGGGGGTGAAGGTCACCACCGTGTTCGCCGGCGACCACAAAAACGACCTCAACCCGCACGAGCCGCTCAGCGACCAGTCGCTGCAGGTGCTGCAGGCCCTGGTGCAGGAGAACTACCAGCTGTTCGTTAATGCCGTGGCCGACTACCGCGGCCTGTCGGTCGAGCAGGTGATCGCCACCCAGGCCGCACTCTACCGAGGCCAGGCCGGCATCGCCGCGGGGTTGGCCGACCGCCTGCAGAGCCCGCAGGATGCGGTGGACAGCCTCTCCCGTGCGGTCTCCATGAGCCGCGCCAACCGCCAATCCGGGCGCGTCAGCGTGCGCGCCGCGGCCATGAACATCCAGTCCCGACTCTGACCGCGTTCGCGGCAGTTCACCCGCCCGCCCTGTGCGGGTTTTTTTATGCCCAGGAGGCACCATGTCTGTACTTCAACTGCGTAGCGAACGCGCCAAGCTCAACGACGAGCTGCAGGCCCTGGCCAAGCTCGAGGCGGGCGGCGAGACGCTGTCGGCCGAGCAGCTCGCCCAGTTCACCGCGCTGGAATCCCAGATCAACGCCCTGACCGACAAGATCAGCCGTGCCGAGATCGCCGAGCGCACCGCGGCGGCCGCCGCCGTACCGGTCGCCGAAAGCGCCCGGGGCATCACTGGCCCGCCAGCTGGCCGTGTCGAAGGCCCCTATGCGCCGAAGCCGATCGCCGGCGCCTCGATGGCCCAGATGGTGCGTCTGCTGGCCGCAGCTCAGGGCAACCAGTTGCAAGCCGCGCAAATGGCGTCCCAAGGGGGGTACCCGACCGATATCGCCATGGCCCTTTCCACCGTGACCCCGGGCGCCGGCGGCGTACTAGTCCCGGAAAACTTCGCCACCGAAGTCATCGAGGCCCTGCGGCCGAAGTCGGTGATCCGTCGCATGGGCGCCGTTAGACTGCCGCTGAACAACGGCAATATGACCCTATCGCGTATCACCGGAAATACCAGTGTCGGCTACATCGGTACCGAGACCGATATCCCGACGACCGGAATGACCTTCGACGACCTCAAGCTATCGGCTAAGAAGGCATCTGCCATCGTGCCGATCTCCAACGATCTGTTGGCGTTCTCCGGCGTCAACCCGCTGATCGATCAGCAGGTAGCTAACGATCTGACCGTCAGTATGGGGCTTTCCGAGGACCTGCACTTCATCCGGGCCGACGGCTCTGGTGTCCTGCCCAAGGGCCTGCGCTACTGGGCGCCGGCCAGCAACGTCGTGGCGCAGCCGGCCAGCACTACCCTGGCCGACCTCGACCTGTTCCTCGGCGGGCTGATGCTGCGCCTCGAGACGGCCAACGTCGACCTGGCGGCCTGCGGCTGGCTCATGGCGCCACGAACCATCCGCTGGCTGCAGTCGCTGCGCGACGGCAACGGTAACAAGGCCTACCCGGAGATCGATCAGGGCAAGCTCAAGGGCTACCCCTACGCCCTTACCACCCAGATCCCGACCAACCTGGGCGCCAATGCCAACGAGTCGGAGATCTACTTCGTCAACTTCGCCGACTGCTACATCGGTGAGGAGCAGCAACTGGTCATCAGCTTCAGTCAGGAGGCCTCCTACAAGGACGGGGAGGGCAACTGGGTCAGTGCCTTCCAGCGTGACCAGACGCTGGTCCGCGTGATCGCCAAGCACGACTTCGGCCCGCGCCATGTCGAGTCCGTCGCCGTCGGTACCGGCATCACCTGGGGCGCTGGCATGTGATCCCCACGCCCCGCCTGAGTGCGGGGCTCTCCCTTCCTGAATCGAGGATTCCCCCATGAGCAAGCTGATCCCTATCAAATTCCTCAAATCCTGGCGCGGCTACAGCGCCGGCGAGACCGCCGGCTTCAGCGCCGAACAGGTCAAAGCGCTGATCGACTCCGAAACCGCGGTGCTGGTCACGGTCGACGCGAAATCCACCCAGGCGAAACCGACGCAGGCTACCAAGGCCGCTGCTCCGGTAGCGCCGACGGCAGCCGAGGCGCCCGCCGACAGTGCTGCTGAAGACGAGAAGCCCTGAGCATGGCCAGGCGCATCGCCTACACCGGGGCGCCGGTGCTGACGCTGGACCAGGTGGCCGACCAGTGCCGGCTGGAACCAGCTGACCTGCAGCAGACCCTGATCGAGCAGATCATCATCCCGGGCGTCACCGCCCAGGCCGAGGCCCGCACCGGCGCGGCGATCCGCGAGGCCGAATACGAGGAGGACTGGCCGGAAACCTACCGCTCCGGCCATGCCCTGGATGTCGGCCAGGCCAGCGCGGTGCTGTCGATCGCCTCGGTGCTGCCGGACGGTACGACGATCCCGCTGGAGGTCGTGACCTACCTGCAGCGCCTCGGGCGGGAGAGCTTCCTGCACTTTCCGGACGGCCGTCCGGGGGGCGTACTGCGCATCCGCTACCGGGCCGGCGCCGATCTGGAAGCCTACCCGGGCGTGCGCTCCTGGCTGCTGGCTCAGGCGGCCAGTGCTCACGAGTTCAGGGAATCTATGATCGCCGGGACCATCCTCACGGAGCTCCCGGCATCCTTTATGGATTCGCTGCTGGCCGAAATCACCGTCCCGCCGAGGTTCTGACATGCAGGCTGGCCGACTTCGCCACCGCTGCACCCTGCAGCAAAAACAGAACGGCACCGATGGCATGGGCGGCGGGCCTGCGACCTGGATCGAGCTGCGTTCGCTCTGGGCCGAGATCGCTATCCCGACCGGTCGCGTTGCCACCGTGGCCCAGCAGCTGGAGGCCACCGTGACCGCCGAGATCCGCGTGCGCCTGGCCGCCGACATCCGGGCGGGCATGCGCCTGGTGCACGGCGGCATGACCTACGCCATCGAGGCGGTACTGCCCGACAACGAACGCACGCTGCTCCGGCTGCTGTGCTCCAGCGTTCCGCATCCTTGAGGTGATGACATGAACCCGACGAAATCCGAACTGCAGCGGCTGTTATCCGAGCGGCCGCTGATCCTGCGCCCCGATCCCAGCGGCATCGGCCATGTCTGTCTGCATGACGCTGTATCCGGACAGGCGCTGGGTTGCCAGTCGCGTGTGAAGCTGGTCCAGAAGCCGGGAAAGCTGCCGGAAGTCACCGTAACGTTCCAGGTCGATGGCTGCCTGCTTCGGATCGAAGGGAAGGTCTGACCATGGCCCGACGATCCCGCATCCTCGGTGACTTCAAACTCCGCCGCACCCTGCGCAATATCCACAAGACCCTGGACAACGAACTCAGGCCGGCTATGCAGGAGGGGGCCGACAAGATCCTCGCCGACATGCAGCGCCTGGCGCCGAAAGACACCGGCGCCGGCGCCGCAGCCCTGACGGCCTTCGTCGCCAAGTCCGGGCTGGACGCCCAGATCGGCCTGCGCGGCAAGAAGGCCAACCGGAAGTTCTACTACCTGCGCTTCATCGAGTACGGCACCAAGGGCGTGTCCGGCGAGAAGCGCGCCGGCAATCGCAACCGGCGCGACAGCAACAAGAGCGACGGCGAGCACTGGTTCGGCAAGTACCCGGACATCCCGGCCCGGCCGGCGCATCCGTTCGTGCGCCCGGCCTATGACCTGAACCGCGACGAGATGGTGGCGCTGATCCGCCAGGCCATCGCCAGCACCCTGGCCCGCGCCGCCGGAGGTGGCCCATGAGCGATCCGTCCCTGGCCCTGCAGCAGGCCCTCTATCAGCGCCTGACCGCCGAGCTGAGCTGTCCGGTATACGACGCCGTTCCGGCAGATACGCCCTATCCCTACGTCACCCTCGACAGTGAGGCCGTCACGAACGACAGCCCCATGAGCGGGCGGAAACGAGAGACCCGGTTTCTCTACCTGTCGGTCTGGAGCCGTTACCCCGGCCAGGCCGAGGTCAAGCGCCTGCTCGGCGAGATCGTCGCCGCCCTGGACGAGCGGCCCCTGCCGCTGAACGTCGGCCGGGCGGTCTCGGTCCGGATCGAGCGCACGAGCACCCACCGCGAGCCGGACGGCGTGACCTATATGGGTTCCGTCACCGTGCGCGTCATCACTACCCACTGATTCATCCCTACTGCCGCCGCGCGGCGGCGATCACCCATGAGCTTATGGAGGACTACCCATGCCCACTCAAGACAACCTGAACACCGGGGCCGGTTGCCGGTTCAGCATCGGTACCAAAACCGGCGCCGATACCCAGGCGGCCTATGCCGCCGACACCTACATCGAGGTCGGCGAAATCTCCGACATCGGCGAGTTCGGCGACACCTTCAACAGCGTCACCTTCCAGGCCCTGGCCGATGGGCGCGTGCGCAAATACAAGGGCACCGCCGATGCCGGCGACATCACCCTAGCGGTCGGTCTGGACAACGGCGATGCCGGCCAGCAGGCCATCAAGACCGCCCACCAGGACCGCTCCAAGGGTGACTACAACATTAAGATCACCCTCAACGACGGCGATCCCAGCGCGACCCCGGTCATCAACCCGACCACCTTCTACTTCCGCGGCAAGGTCATGAAAAACACCGTCGCCACCGGCGGCGCCGGTGCCGTCGTCACCCGCAACATCACCATCGGCATCAACTCCGACGTCTTCGAACTGCTGCCGGCCGCTGCCGCCTGATCCCGCGGGGCTACGGCCTCGCCCATACCTGAGGAAACCGACCCATGCCCAGCAAAACCCTGAAAGGCACCTTCACCGTCACCGTGGACGGCAACACCTACGAACTGAAACCGACCCTGGGCGCCGTCCGCGCCATCGAGGCGCGCCATAGCGGCTTGCTCCAGGCCGCCCGGGCCTGCGATGCCATGTCCGTCGACGCCATCGCCCAGGTCATCGCCGCCGGCGCCGGCCTCATAGGAACGGATGCCGAGAGCGTGCCGGAACAGGTCTTCCAGGAGGGCGTGGTCAGCGCCTATAGGCAGGTGGTGCCGTACCTGAAGTACCTGATGAACCCGCGTGCCGGCGAGGCCAAAGCCGAGGGAAACGCCGAGGCGGCGGCCGCGAAAGCGCCGTAGCGGACGGCAGCTACGTCGACTACCTGTTCGGCGTGGCCACCGGCTGGCTGGGCTGGACGCCCGAAGTGGCCTGGCGCACGCCGATCCCCGAGCTGCTGCTCGCCATGGATGCCCGGGTCGAATGGACCCGGATGACCCACCCGTTCGGCGGGGGAACGGCCGAGCCGGAGAAGCCCAAGGCGAACAATGTAGCGGCCAAGCTGCGGGCGGTGCTGACGGGGAGAGGGAAGGAGGAGTAGGCGCCTGGCTACAACCAAGCCCAGCCATGTGCTGGGTTTCGGTGCTGGCGTTTTGGTACGATTCCAGCTTTAAGTCGGGAGGGATACCAATGCGTCAAGTTGTTCTGTTGTACGCAGCTATTGTGGCTGTCACCTCCTTCAATGCTCATGCTTACGATGGCCCACCGTGGTATCGGGTCAAGGCTGACTCCGCTCAGATTGAGCGTGCAAAGAGCATTGTTTCCCGTGACCTGAAAGACCCATCAAGCGCACAGTTCCGTGACATGTACGCGACCAGTCGTGGCATGGGTGACGATATGGTATGCGGCGAGGTGAACGCCAAGAATAGCTATGGGGGCTATGTCGGATTCCGCAAGTTCTATGTAGCTCATGACGGGGAATATAGAATTGCAAACCCAGAAGATTCGCTACCGTTCCTGCCTTCCATATTGTGTGACAAGCCGGAAAAGCCATTGAATTAAAAATCAACTCAAGAGCCCGCCTAGTGCGGGCTTTTTCATTCAAACAACCCGCTTCGGCGGGTTTTTTATTGCCCGGAGAAAAGCATGGCCGACCAAGACGTTCAGGGGATGCTGATCCGCATCGAGGCCACGGCGGCCCAGATGATCCAGGAGTTGAACCGTGGCGAGCGGGCGGTCGAAAAGACGGCTGGCAAGATCGACTCCAGCCTGAGCAAGGTGGATTCGGCCTTCGACCGCCTGGGGGAAGTGGCCGGGATTTCGTTCTCCAGCATCGGTGCCGGTACCGCCGGCGTCGCGGCGGGCTTGAGCGGCCTGGTCATGCATACCGCTGAGACAGCCCGGGAAATCGCCAGCCTGTCGTCCATTGCCAACGCCTCGACGACCGAGTTCCAGCGCATGGCGGCCGGCGCCAAGACGGTCGGCGTGGATCAGGAAAAGCTGGCCGACATCCTGAAGGACGTCAACGACCGCATCGGCCAGTTCTCCAGCAGCGGCGGCGGCGAGATGAAGCAGTTTTTCGACCAGATCGCCCCGGCCGTGGGCGTGACGATCGAGTCGTTCCGCCAGCTGTCCGGGCCGCAGGCGCTCCAGCTGTATTACGACAGCCTGCAGAAGGCTGGCGTGAACCAGCAGCAGATGACGACCTACATGGAGGCCATGGCGGACGAAGCCACGGCGCTGCTGCCCTTGCTGGCCAACGGCGGGAAACGCTTCCAGGAAATCGGCGATCAGGCGGAGCAGGCCGGCCTGGTCCTGTCCGAGCTGGACGTCAAGAACCTCAATGCGTTCAAGGATGCCGTCGACGATCTGCAGCGGTCGTTCCAGGGGGCCGGCACACAGGTTGCGGCCCACCTGGCACCGCTGATGACCACGCTGGCCGAGTCGTTCGATGTCGGCGCCCTGGCCGCGGGCTCGGCGGCCGCAGCGGCCGTGCTGCTCACCAGCAAAGTGGGCGCGGCTGCCATCCAGAATACCCGCGCCATGATCAGCGAGGCGGCCGCCAGCCGGACGCTGGCCGCAGCGAAGGCGGAAGAGGCCCAGGCATCCACCGTCTCGGCCGCCGCGAAGCTGAAGGACTCGGTAACGGCCTATCAGAATGCGACCGCCGCCCAGGCCGAGGCAGTGGGCAAGGCGCGTGTGCTGGAGGCCAATGCGGCCAACCTGGCCTTCCAGGCGGCGCTTGCCAAAGGCACGGCGGAGGAGGCCCGCTATGCCGCCGCACTGGCGGGCGTAGAGCTGGAGCTGGCGGCAGCGAAAAAACAGGTGGCCACCGCCTCGCTTCAAGCTACGGCCGCGTCGAGTACCGCCCGCTCGGCCATGGCCGCCGATGTCGCCGCTACTGCGGCTGCCACCAAGGCCAAGGCCGAGTATGCCGCTGCTTCCAGTCTGGTATCCCGGGCCGGCAGCGGGCTGCTGAGCTTGCTCGGTGGGCCGGCTGGGCTCGCGGCCTTGGCCGTCGGCGCCGCGACCAGCTATTTCATGCTCCGCGATGCCTCGCAGGAAGTGAAAAAGGCCACGGTCGACCTGTCCGGGCCGCTCGACCAGCTGATCGCCAAGTGGAAGGAACTGGGGGCGGCCCAGCGCAATCAGTTGGCCACCGACCTTCAGTCGCAGCTCAACCAGTCGAACCGGTCCATTCGGAGCATGGCGGGCGAGGTCGAGGCGGCTTTCTACAAGATGGGCAATGTCAAAGGGTTACCCGTCGAGGCCTGGCTGGCCCCGCTGAAGGAGTTCCGGCAGGCGGCCGAAAATGGCGGCGCGGGAATCAATGACTTCGCCCAAGCGCTGGTCGCCGGCCTGCCGCCAGGCAACGAATTCAGGGTCTTGGTCGAGCGGCTGGCTGCCGAGATGGAGCGGGAGCGCGAAGGTGCGCTGAAAGCTGCCGGCGGGCTGAAAGTGCTGGAGGATCAAACCCGCAGCAATACCGAGGCCAATGCTGGGCTGAGCGAGTCCGGCAAGCTCTACCTGAAATCCCTGGAAACCCAGCTGGCCAAGCTGCAGGACAACGGCGATGCGGTAAAGGAGGCGGAGCGTTGGATTCGGGAGCACGCCGACGCCACCGAGGCGGACAAGGTCAAGATTTTGGAGGCCGCCAGGGCCACCGAGGCGCAGAAGAAGGCCAACGAGTCCCAGAAGAAGGCCAGCGAGGGCGCCACCAGCGAGGCCAAGAACGCGGCGAAGGCGCTCAAGGATTACCTGGCCGAAGCGGAAAACGCGACCCGATCCGCCAATCTCATGGCCGATGCCTACCTCGGCGGCGCGGATAATGTTCGCGAGCTGAGCCTTCAGGAGAAGGTCGAGCAGGAGCTGCTCAAGACCGGCGTCGGGGCGCGCGATGCCGTCACCCGGGCGATCAGGGAACAGCAGAACGCCATCGACCGCCGCGACCTCGGCAAGCTCATTGCCGATACCCGCCAGCAGACGGGAGACCTGCAGGCGCAGACCGAGGTGCTGGTCGCCAACTCCCGCTCCGTGACCGAGGGAACGGCGGCCCAGAGCGCCTATAACATCGAGAAGAGCGTCCTGGCGGCACTGGCCGGCAAGGATGCCGACGCCCTGCAGAAAGAGACCGCAGAGCTCCAGCGGCAAGCCCTGGTGCAGGAGGAGGCGCGGAAAGGGCTGGAGGCTCATCAGGAGATCGCCGGCCTGATCGACTCGACGGCGACCTCCCAGGAGAAGCTGAACCGCCGAATTGAGCACCTCAACGAGCTGATGGCCCAGGCCAAGACGCCGGAAGAGGTCGCCGCCATCCAGCGCGCCATGCAGCAGGCGCGGAACGAAACGAGCCAGTGGGCCCAGTTCACCGAGCGCCAACTGGACCGCGTGGACCAGGCGTTCAGCGATGCCTGGCTCAACATCGGCCACGGCTTCGACTCGTTTTCCTCCGGCCTGAAGCGCGCCTTCGAGCAGATGCTGGCGGAGCTGGCCCATATGGCCTTGACGCGTCCGATCATCATGCAACTAGGCTCAGCGCTGGGCGTTGTTTCGGCGGAGGAAGCAGCAGCCAACAGGGGGATCTGGGGCAGCCTTTTCGACGGCGGTGGGGGCCAGACCGGGATTCTGAGCAAGCTCGGCAGCGCTCTATCCATCGGCAACATCGTCAGCAAGGTCGGCGGCTGGCTGGGCATCGGTTCCATGACCGAGGCGACTTCCAGCGCCGCATCGGC